AAACTGGCTATATGCGTTTCGATATACCGTTTTTGCCCTGTCCGTTTCTGGACTGACTCCAGCATCAATCAGGAAAGAATCAATTTCTCCCTTGAAGTCCTGCAAATCGGGCAGCCTGTTTTGGGTAAAGTAGGCGGTAAACTGGGACGAAGCCGCTGACAAAAGTCCGGTTGTTTCTAATTCACCTGTTCCAGCAACACCATTCCAGAGAAGTTCTTCTCGCTGCTGTAGCGCAATTGAGGCTCGCCTCTCGGCGTTCTTGTTGTACTGGGACTCAAACATCGCTTCCCACTTCCACTTGTCTTCTGTAGCCAAGCCCAGACCATCAGCAGTAGCATCAAATTTCTGACGAGCAACCTCTATGTCAGGCTCATCAGTCAAGGTTTCAATGGCCTCGACCATGGTGTTTTGCACGTTCTTTTGAAGTTGGCGCTCTGCCTCGTTCCTTGCCTGCTCGATACGAGCCAGCGCATAGCCCTTCTTAGACTCCATCTCTTGTGGGCTTACCGTGATCTTTCGCTCGGGGCCAACAAAGTACTCGTCAAGCCGCTCGCGAATAGCCTCATCGCTGAGACCGCCCTTAATTGCCATGGGAATCAGATCAGATCCGATCCACTTGTCAAAGGCGATTGACTCCTCATGGGTAAGGCTATTGATGTTGCGTCGAATGGCTGCCTGAGCCTGACCAAGCGCAGCCTTGGCTTCTGCCGTGTCTTTGAGAAGACCTGTTCCAGACTTGATCGAGTCGAAGATTCTCTGAGCATGCTCAGGATTGTCTCCTTCAGCCATGGCTTGAATAAAAGCCTCGATCACGGTCCTGTTGACTGCCTGCTGGGCTACACCCTGAGGTGTGGACATCAGGTCCTGAAGCGCCGTAATGGCGTCATTTCGGACTGACTCGTTCTGGCTTGCGGAGTCCTGAATGGCCGTAAACACCTTGGCCTGAATTCCGGTGAGAATCTTGTTCTCTTGGAACTTGGCAATCGCCTCCTCATGCTGCATTGCCTTGGCGGCGATATAGGGGTTGAACGCCTCGTAAAACGACCGTGTTTGGTACGAGCCATCCCCTAGGTTCACGTTGGCGTTCTGGGCATACTGGGCAGCAAGGGCATCGAATGCCTCGGGGCTGTCGAAGAACTTGGGATCCTCTTGAGACTTGAGGGCATAGATGCGCTCAAACTCGACCCGTGCCTTCATGCCCTCAAGGGTTCCGCTGGCGCTTTGGGCACCCACAGCCATCCACGGATTTTCCGTTGGCTTGATCTCTCCAGACTCGACCAGTTTCTGGTAGGACTTGCGGCTCTTGTTGACCAGATCCATTCCTGCCTTGATGTCCTCCTCGTTCTGCTCGGCCTTCATGGAGCCAGCAAATCGAGCAGCGGTCACCGACAGGTCGCTGAAAGCATCCACCAGTTGCAGCGCCATGTTGGCCTGCTGCTGGTCATAGAGAGCCACCGCTGGAGCGGCAGCAGCCACAAAGGTGTTTACAGGGCTAGCCTGTACTTGTAGGGATGGTCCTTGGGTAGCCATGGTTTAGATTGGCCCTATGTTGTAATTCATCGGCGGTGGTGATGGAATTGGAGCCACCGCAGGCATTGGGTTACCCGCCCCAAGACCCGCAGGCGTCCTGAACGACTGGAGAGCCGAAGCCGTCTGGATGCCCGTAGTCGCTCCCTGAAGCACGTTAAGGGCAGGAGACCATGTTGCCGCTGGCGGAAGGGGAGAAGGCACGCCGCTGTTCAGGATGCTCTGGCCACGGGCATAGATCGCCTGCGCTTCGATGTTGGACTGGTAGCGGAAGTTGCGGATGTTCCTCATGGCTGTGGACTCGAACCCGGCGATCTCCCGCTCGAACTGCTGGTGCAGCATGTCCACAGACCTGCCCTCGACTCCCATGGCTCCCTGAACCGCCCTAGTGGAGCCAGAAGCCTGACGCACGTTCTTGGTGATGTTCTCCAGTTCCTGCCGCGTGGCAGCCGTCTGCTCGAACTCCCGCTGGGCCAACTGGTCGATCTGCAAGCCGATATCACGGACAACCGACTTCTCGGTCTCTTGGTACTGGGCCAGAGCCGCCTCTCCCAGTTCCCGGTTGTACCTGTTCTGCGCCTTTGTGGCATTGGACTGGGCAACACCACCTGCAACCGCTGTTCCCACGCCTACAGCGAGAGAGGCTGCGCCAATGATTGTGGCCGGTTCACACATGTGATTTGATCCTTGCGAATTCTACGAATGGAAGTTTGAGGTGTCCGTACTCGGGGATGACTCGGATGAACTTGAAGCCAAGCCATTCGAGCCACCGGATATGTACCGTGTTTCTCTGGTCTACCGCATTGAACAGAAGATCTGCCTTCTGGTGAAACCTGTCGATCCACCCACGCGATTCCCGGAGGAACCTAGTGCCATACTTGGGCAGGTCATTGGCCGCCAGAAGCCAGACCACTCCTTGTCCCTTGTCTGCCATCCTGAGACCGAACAGGGCAATCGCCTTGTGCTCCTTGGCTGTGCATATGGTCCAGCACTCGTCAGAATGCAGGTAACCAGTCATCAGCCCAGCGAAAGGCTCCATGCCGGATGCAGCACGAATCTCCTCGGCATCCTCTGGACGTATGTCCTTGGAGACCGCAGCGACATCAGGAACAATGCTTCTTCGGGCGTATATCAAGGCGAGTACCTAGAGGCTCGGTCATTGTAGAAAGCCTCAAGGTCTGCACTCAATAGTTTGGAAGGGAAAGGCGAATCGTTCAGGATGCTCATGGTCATCCCGTCATTCTTCGAGAAGATGGGGATCCTGAACGTCCCTGTAGACAGGTTGGCTCCTCCAGTGAACGACAGGCCCAACTGCTCGCCCGTGAACTTGTACTCGTACAGGCTCCCGTCAGGCATGGTGACCACAGCCTTGAAAAAGCCAGTCTCTGCGTACTGGAGGAACAGATAGCGCAACTGGTATCGCCCAGTCAGCATTGCGGCCATCCCGTTTCCTGCCCTAGAGCGGATGTATGGGGTGGAGAAGGTGTAGGTCATCGTGTAGTCCGTACCTACCCAAGTGTCCACCGCAGTCCAGTCTCCCTGCACCTCGACAGTCCCGAACCCAAGGCTGGTGTAGGGGAATCCTGCAAGGATGTTCAGAGTGTACCCGTCCTTGGTAACCACCCTAGTCCTGTCCGGGTTGTACGAGATCGTCGCAGGCAGGACGAACGTGGTGATATCGGTGGAGACGTTGTACGACTTGGAGGTCACCAACTTGCGCTGGTCAAGGTGGGTAATCCAGTTCACTCCTGTGGCTGCCGTATCGTTGATGCCTGCACCCATGCGGATCTTCTCGATGGTCATGTATGCCGTCGAGTTGCTCCGGGTTCGGTGCACCACCATGTACAGGTCAGACTCGTCAAAGCCAGCCCATACGACCTTGGCGATGTCATTGAATGCCGGATCGTGGGCGCTCTTGAAGGTGAACTTGAACCACGCTGACTGGACCCTCTGGTCGCCTTGGTTGGTGTACCTGTAGCAGGCCAGACCAGTGTCCGTGACCACCGCTGCGATGTTGTCGTGGCTTGTGGCAGCGATGTGGTACGCAGGCGAGTCAATGAACCGAGAGACAGGTGCAGTCAGGTCGTTGGCCACATAGGAGCCGTCGATGTTCTGGTGAGGCACCAGTTCCCGCATCCCGTAGAACTGCCCATTGGGGTACAGGAAGAACACCGAGTTGGCCGAAGGAACCGGGGCAATCATGGACGCCGCCGACTCGAAGTCAGCCACAGGGAAGATGCCTACGGTCCTTGGGCTGAAGACCTCGTTGCCCCGCATGATCATCTGGCTGGTGGGCGTGAACAGGATCAGGTCCCTGTTGAAGGGCACCGCAGCCATCAGTTGGCCTACCCGTGGCGTCGATGAGGCAACGTCAATGACTTCCGAATCGATCACATCAAGGACCGTGGTTCGCCAGAAGTTGAAGAACTCCCCGGTCTCGCTGAAGATGATGTTCTCTCCAGCAAGGAACCCCAGCCTGTTCTGGTGGTAGACGATGGACTTGATGGGTTCCCCGATGAACGATGGGTTGGGGTTTGTCTCCTCGTCCCCAACCAGCCTGTCCGTCCACTTGAAGTCATCGTAGACGGTCGCAGGATCTGCCGATGGTCGCCCGTTTGCCGTGCTGGGAGTCACTCCGTCTGCCCTCTTGAGCATGAACGTGCCATCGGACTGGCGGATCAGGATCAAGGGCATGGTGGACTTGTCAATCTCGTACTTGACTCCGGGAGCCACAGTTTCCTCCCAGACGCCACGCGAGAACACTCCATCGTTTGCCTTGAACTTGACGTAGTAGTCATCCACAGCCGCCTCAGGGGCGTTCTTGACCCTTACGGTGTAATTGTGTGGAGCCGTGGGAGGCAGGTCCTCAAACCTCTCGACCTCGTCGCGGATGAAGACCAGACCATCTCCAGCAAAGTCATCCTCAAGCACCACAGTGAAGTCGGCAGAGGACTGGAGATAGATCACGCCATCGACCTCCGTGGAGGACGTATAGGGCGATGTGGAGTTGATTCCTCCGGGAGGCCCGATGTATCCCGATGTCTCCCCATCGAACAGGGATTCGGAAACATGAGCCGTTCCGACATCTCCAGAAACAACGTCCTTGATTTCGCACTCGAAGTTGTTGACGTTGCCGATGTCAGCAGCAAGAGCGGACAACTTGGTTGACAGGGGACCGTTCCAAGAGACCGCATCAGCCACGATCTGGACCTTGGATACCTTGTTGGAAGATACGGTGATGATCGCCTTGGGATAGGTGGTTGCCTTGGTTCCGCTGACGTAGGTCAGTTGCACCGGGCTTGCATAGGTCCCGTAGACGCCATCGGTTCCAGAACTGCCCTGATTGGTGATCTCAAGCGACCGTGTGGTGTGCGTGAATACCGTGGTGTTGCCGCCGCTGGTCAACTTGACGGTGTGCTTGCGGGCATAGTTAGCCTGCTTGACCCAGATCAGTCCCGCCCTGTTGTAGTTGCTGGGGGTCTGGGATGCGACCGCAGCGGTCATTGCCGGGGTTGTCGTGTAGTTCGAGATGAACGTCACATCCGCAATCGTCGTGGCAAACCTCTGGTGGTATTCGGCGGTGCTGAGGGCATTGATCACAAAGACCGTCTTGCGGTTTCCTGCAAGGTCGTAGACGGATGCCGTGCCGTTCTTCTGGATGATCAGGATGTACTTCTCGTTCTCGTCCCTCTCGATCATGTGAACGAAGGGGATGTCCGCAAGGTTGTTGAACAGCGGAACTCCCAGAGCATCCGTGATCGCCGCAATATGCTCCGTTGGCGGTCTCTTGATCAGTCCCTCGACTGGGGAGGGGACAGCATTGATGATCGCCTCTGCCTCGTTGGGCTGCCGGATCGATGGAGGCTGCTGGCTCACTCCCCCGATCAGGTTGGGAATTGGCGTCGTGATCAGTGCCATCAGTAGACCCGGTACGAGCCTTGGCGGATAAATGTGCGAGAGATGTCAGGACCTTGGAAAATCGTGTAATCACCCGTCTCGTTCTCATGCTCGCTCATCCTAGCAAGGGCTGCAATCTCGTCTGCCTGCGTGAACGCATGGAGGCGCTCGGAGCCGACAACCCGGTCCTGAAAGATCCTTGCTGCGCGAATGAAGACGTACCGCCGTGCCACCTCGGGCATCTCGTCATAGTCCATGAGCAGGACGCGGGTGACGGTGATCGGCTCCACGAAG